CTTCTCGCGGCATTGCCGCACCTACGGGCTACTCGTAGGGTTACAGTGTGACTGTTAACAGAATATTATACAAATATACAAATACGGGACCCCTAGACTAATTAAGTGAGGATTCCCCTATAAAGGGTAGGCGCGCCGATGAAATAGAACATGCTAAAATCGTCGGCCGCGGAAATATAATCGTCTACAACGAAATACCCCGCAACTGGGTAATTGCTGCAAGCAATTTCCATACGCATAAAGGATTCAGTTCCGATCTGGGCAGGATTTTTCAATCTATTGCTTCTGTATCTGCGATCAGAACTGTAAGGTATTTCTGCCTCCATTAGAGGGGAAATATCATAATTGCCTACTGCTGCTCCAGCCCAGCACGCTGAACGCGTGGTTGGAAAGAAATTGCCAGTAGGCTGTGGAATCGCAATATTGGATTCCGGCGTTTGCCACGAAGATCTGGTGATTTGGTGGACAAAATTTGCGTTAGGCTGACTAGCCATAATCATCATCTTGTGTCTTATCCCGCCCCTTGACCCCAAGAAAGCGGGACCGAAATATGTCATAGGGGTGTTATGAACGTAGTTTACACCATTAACATTCCCGGCTGGTCCCTTGCCTTTAAGCCAAGGTATAGAACTCTGATTCCACACCCACACAAAAGGGGTGGTGAAGTTGAGAATGGGACTCTGAGTACGCCTGTATAGACAATATCGTTTAATGGCCGACCTCACACTCACAATAGGATCTCCATGATAAATAATGGAATGATTCGGCTGGCAAGTATTGCCAAACGTTCTCAAGACCGGAGCCCCAAGGGGGGCTGACGAATCTGAAATGACATCTTCAGCCCCCGACTGAGGGAGATATAAATAGTTTTCCATGAAAGCCGGGTCGGGATCAAATACCTCGAAATCTTCCGAAGCCGAGACGAAGACGTTAACCTTTATATCGTTGGTAACACCTGGAGCAGTTGCGGGAGTGGTCAACTCGTTAACGACATGGACGTACAAGATACCATTATGCAAGTCGGCAGCTGCAGCGGTTAAGGGTGCAGTTCCGTAGAGACTGGCGACTGGTACAACACCAGGTTTGCCAATGGCAAGGTAAGATCTAGGAGAGTGCCAACCGACTTCAATAGTAAAGTCGTTGTTGGCTCCAATATCTACAACCTCATTCATAGAAGTGTTATATTCTGTTTGACCGCCTAAAGCAAAATAGGGATCATACGAAATTCTTACACGTCCCCTGTGCATAATGGAAGAGCAAAATTGAAAACGATATTTCAACGTGCCTCTCCAGTACTTAAAAGGAAGAGAAATAAACGAGCAAGGTGGGAGTGAATAAGGTTGCCCTCCGGTTGCGGCAGGAAGCAACTGTTCGCTCCAAGCCCAGGGATTCACGCCTATATTGAAAAGCATAACTCC